AATGGCCATTCGAACACGTTAGCGAAAGGTCATACAAAGACCTTTCACCAACGGGACGGGTATGGGTTCAATCCCGCCTTAAGTCTGCCATCGAGGAAGCAGAAAGACAGTTCGAATCGCGCCCAGGCAAACAGCAGGCGTGACCTTTACGAGCGCCAAAATTTACAAGTTCCCGAAAACCACATCGGAGGTGTGAGGTAAATCACGGGGTAATAAAAACGCCCTAATCACTAAACTCTTACCCCATGGCCCTTACCAGCGCGAGCAACACCAGCGCAATGATCACCAATATAACGACAGCGGGGATTGCGGCGATTGTCCATTTGACAATGAACCACACCATCGACTCAAACTCCATCTTGAAGTCGACGATTGTCACCGGCCTTGATCGATGGGCAAAAGGTAGCCCACAGTGCGGGCACTCTACAGCCCTCTTGCTTACCGTTCCGCCGCAGTCCTCACATGCCCCCAGCGCGCCGCGCTCTTCACTTCTTGCGGGCGCCTGCGCCGATGCCGTCAGGGAAGGCTGCGCCGGTCTGAATGAAGCCTGATTCTCCCCTGCCGATGGCGTAGGAATCTTGACCTTGTCGTAGATCACTCCGCAGCTCGGGCATTCGTAGGATGGGGCTGAGTCAGCATCGGTTCGCACATATCCACACTTTGGGCACTTCATAATTCCTCCTGTTTGGTCAAAAGAGGATAACCCACTTTGCATTTCGTATAAAAATAGCCTTATATGGCTTGACATGAGTAGCCATAGATGGATAATTGGCATCACACCGCAGCCCCCCGGCACAGCGGATCTGATGTGAGGCCGACGCCATGCCCACCCTTGACCTTACCGACGCCTACACCCGCAGCGCATACCCCGCGCTCGGCATCCCGCTCGCCCGGGCCATGGCCGAGCCGGCGCTGCGCACCACGCTCGAACTGCTCGACCGGGTGCACGCCGAATCCCTGCGCCGCGCCCGCCGCACCGGCGCCGGCATCCGCATCGAACGCACGGCGAACTGACCATGCTCGACATTGCCACCCTCGCCGCCGTCATCGCCTACGCCATGGGCGTGCTTGTGCTGGCCAAGGCGATGAGCATCAACAACCTCGAGGACGACTACGACATGCACCGATCCGAACGCCACGCGGCGCTTGAATACATCCAGCTCGCCGCCCAGGTCGAGCCGTTGCCCAGCGAGCGGCGGGTCATGCACTGGGCAGTGCAAAAAGTGGATGAAATCCTGAGCCAGATCCACATGGCCGGCATCACCCACGACCAGGCCACCGCAAAACTGTATGAGCTGGGCGTGTGCCGCGACCGCGTGGCTGCGCTGCTGGCCGGCGAACGGAGGGCAGCATGAGCCTGATCGAAGTGCGACCCATCACCCCCACGCACCGCGGAATCATTGTGCACGGCATCCATACCGGCGCCGGCCTGTGCTACGGGCTGGACGCGAAGTGGACAAACGAGCCCGGTCGCACCATCTGCGGCAACGGCTATGCCTTTCGCGCCGAACTGGGCTGCCTGGACGCCCCCGACCTGCAGCCCGGCGGCGCCATCAGCATCATCGACGACATCGACGGTGCGCGCCGCTGGGTCAAGTCCGCATACATCCCCCGCCCACGCTAGGAGCCCGCCATGAACATCCTCGCCCGCCTCGCCCACAAACTGCGCCGCACCCGCCTGGCCATGGCCGAACAAGACCTCGCATGGATGGAAGCCCACGCCCCCGAAGCCCTGCGCCGCCAGCGCGCCCAGGTGGCCGCTCTGCGCGCCCGCATCACCCCAGGCGCCGACGACATCGCACACCGCAGCACCCAGCGCCACAAGCGCACCTTGCTGCACCCCTAGCAACACGATCCCGGCCGGCGGTGGGCATATAACACCGGCAAGTCGTGATGTGGTGACGCGCTCCTCCCCCCGCAGAACACCGCGGGTTAATTGCGGCAGGCACGACTGGACAGCCCGGAAAGACGGGCAACGAATTTAACCCGCGCTTGCAGGGATTGCAGGCAAAACATCAGGAGAACGCCATGGGCCAACGCCCCTTTACCGACACGCTGCGCCAGATCCGCTTTGGCGAACTGCAGGACGAACTTACCGCGCAGCTCAACGCGCTCACCAAAACCTGCACCCAAACCGGCCGCGCCGGCGAACTGGTGCTGAAAATCAAGCTCAAGCCCGGCAAGGGCGGCCAAGTTGAAGTGCTTGACGACCTCACCGTAAAAACGCCCAAGCCCGAGCGCGGCACCTCGATTTTCTTCAGCACGCCCGAAGGCAACCTGCAGCGCGAAGACCCGCGGCAGATGGAGCTTGCCGAACTGCGCCAGGTAAAGACCGAAGCCGCAGAACCGCTGCGCACCATCGGCGCCGCCTAACCCCTTAACCCATCACTACCGGAATACCCACCATGGACGAACTCCAAACCTCTACCAGCGGCGTGGCCGAAGCAATCGCTTTCGGCGCCACGCTGGCCGACCCCAAGCACGCAAGTATCGGCGTCAACGACCAACGGCCCTATGTCCTGCTTCCGCCCGACTACTCGGTGCACGACCTCGAGCACACGCTGGCCAACCCCACCCGCATTCGTGCCGCGGTCGCGCTCGCACAAACCAAGAGCTTCATCGACTACTTTGTCGAACTCAAGACCGAAAGTAGCCGCATTTACGGCACCACCGAGCCGCCGCGATTTATTGCCGTGCTCGATGACAACCTGGTAGGCAAGCCCGGCTGGCGTGAGCACACCGCGAGCTACAACTGCCCCCTGTCGAAAGAATGGGAAATCTGGACCGCCTGCAACAAGCGCCAGATGAAGCAGCCGGACTTCGCCCAGTTCATCGAAGACAACCTGCCCGACATCATCTCCCCCGAAGCCGCGCACATGCTCGAAGTGAGCCGCACGCTCGAAGCCAAGAAAAACGTCAACTTTGCCAGTGGCGTTCGCCTGGACAACGGTGAGGTGCAGTTCACCTACGAAGAAAAGATTGAAGGCAGCGCCGGCAAAGGCCAGTTCCGCGTGCCCGAAACGTTCGTCATCGGCATCCCTGTTTTCCATGGCGGCCCGCGCTACCGCGTCGACGCGCGCTTTCGCTACCGCATTGCAGAGGGCGGCCACCTCACGCTGTGGTTCGACCTCGTGCGCCCGCACAAGATCATCGAAGACGCTGCCCTTGAAGTGTGGGGCGTCATCGAGGAAGGCACGGGCGTAACCATTCGCCAGGGCACGCCCAAGTAAACCCAACCGGACCGCCGGGGAAACCCGGCACACATCCGCATGGCGTCACCGACGCCAGCCGCATGTGTCACGAACCGAGGGAAAGAACATGACGACAGAAACACACGCCTGCACCTGCACTGCCGAATTGGCCACCATCGAAGCGCTGCGCGCCGAGCGCGACCACCTGCAGGCCATGCTCGACAACGCCGCCGACGAGGGCGTGGAGGCGGCCATGGACACCGTGCCGCTCGACGCCCTGCTCGAAGCCGTGCAAGCCTTCATTGGCGCCGGGCAGCGCATCGTGATCGATCGCAACAGCGTGCGCATCGACGCCCTCGGCAACCGCTTTTCCTGCTGCGCGGAAGAGGCGATCGACGTGCTCGCCGCCGCCGCCAAACTCAGCATTTACCGGGTGCAGTAATGCAGGCGCCCAACACCCTGCGCGACCAGATCACCGCCGTGCTCACCCAGCGCCTGACCGCCACGCTCAAGACCATCGCCGCCGGCACCGCCTCAAGCGACTACCCCAGCCGCGTCGCAGCCGAAGTAAACGCGATGCGCTCCGACGGCCTGCTCGAGTGCGAGCGCCGCGGCAAGGGCCCCGACCTGACCTACTGGCTCTCCACCCCGGTACCGGCAGCGCAGGATGCCCCGCTGCCCAAGGGCATCCGCAGCGGCGCCCCGGCCAAGATTTGGCGCGCCCTGGGCTACACCAACCCGAAAACCGCAGTCGACCTCGCGCTCGAACTCAACTGCGCCCGCGCTGCGATCGACCCCTCGCTCACCACCTTGCACCGCGACGGGCTGCTCGCACGGCAGCGCATGCCCTGCGGCGCCTACGGCTACACCCGGCCGCAGGCCTCCACCCAACAACCCCAGCCGGCATCCGCCACTCCCTCGGCGGAACCGGTTGCGGCGGACGATCAAGGGGAGGGGCAAGCTGCCACCCCCCTTGCGGAAGATCAGCCCACGGCGGTACATGGGCCGGAATTCATCGCGGCACTTGCCGAAGATGAAGACGTATGGCTCGCCCCCGAGCTGCAGTACCTCGCCGCAGAGGATTACGCCATGCCGCCGGCCGACCCGGTGCTGCTCGCCAAGGCAAACCGGATGCTCTCCGAGCGCCTGGCGCGCGTCGCGCACGTACTGCGCGGCTGCGGCCTGCCCGCGCTGGCCGAGATCGGCTGCGGGGAAGACCTGCAGATGGCCACCGCGGCACTGGCCGGGGCATACCAGGTAGCGAACAGCATCGCCGATTTGTGGGAAAGCACCGCCGACGCGCTTCAGGGCGAGCTCGACAACCAGCGCGCCCTCAACGCCAAGCTCGAACACCTGCTCGAATCGGCCCGCCACGAAAACGACGCCCTGCGCGCCACGCTGCACACCGCGCACAAGCTCCCCGAATGCGACCCCGACACGGTCGACACCGATACCGACCCCGTCGGCTACATCATGACCGCAGCCAAGCGCAAACCGCGCCGCATCAAGTCTGCCGCCAAGGCCCGCGAACTGGCCGAAAGCGCAATCCGGTCTGGCGCACAGCGGGCCGAGGTGTTCGCGCTGTTCCCGGCCGGCGTGGCGGTGCGTGGGGCGCAGTGGAAGGCCACAGCATGACCGCCCAGGCCAACCCCTTCGCCGGCCAGCGCTACGGCGACACCCAGACCTACACCCTGGGCGCAGAAGACCGCATCAACATGGTCAAACGATTCGACCGCACCCAGTGCGAAGCCGCGATGCGCCTCGACGGCCTGCAAACAACCGTCGAGCGCGCTATCCATGCCCGCCTGCGCGCCCTGGCCAAGCAGGACCGCCCGCAATGACCCGCCACATCTGGACCGCCGCCGAAATCGACACCCTGCGCCGCCTCTACCCTACCGAGCCGGCCCAGGCCATCGCCGATGTGCTCGGGCTATCGCTCAAGCAGGTGTACAGCAAAGCCCACGGACTCGGCCTCAACAAGCCCGGCGACTGGATTGCCGAGCGCACCCGCCGCGTGCTTGCCGACCCCAACCACCCTGCCCGCCGCACCCAATTCAAGGCAGGCCTGGTGCCGTGGAACAAAGGCAAACCGCACCCGGCCACCGGGCGCGCAGTCGACACCCAGTTCCGCCCCGGCAACGTGCCCCACACCTGGCGACCGATCGGCAGCAATCGCGTATCGAAAGAGGGCTACCTGGAGCGCAAGATCAGCGACACCGGCGTCACCCGCCGCGACTTTCTGCAAGTGCACCGCCTGATCTGGCGCTGGCATGGCGGCACCGTGCCCCCAGGCCACGCCCTGGTGTTCCGCGACGGCGACAAAACCAACCTCGACATCAACAACCTCGAGCTGATCACCCGTCAAGAACTGATGCGGCGCAACACCTTGCACCGCTACCCCAAAGAAATCGCCCAGCTCATCCAGCTGCGCGGCGCCGTCACCCGGCAAATCAACAACCGAACGAGGACTTCAGCATGAGCCACACCATCAGCGACCTGCGCGAACACCTGTTCGCCACCCTGCGCGACCTGCGCAACAAAGAGAACCCCATGGAAATCGATCGCGCCAAGGCGGTGTCCGACGTGGCGCAGACCATCATCAACAGCGCCAAGGTCGAAGTCGAACACCTGCGCCTCACCGGCAAGGCCGGCAGCGGCTTCATCCCCGAGCAGCCCGCAGATCCGACCCGGCCGCAACTGACCGCCAACGGCACCAAGACGGTGACGGCGGTACCGGGCGGCACGGTTACCCGGCATCGGCTGGTGTAGGGGCAGACGTGACCGCCAAGCACCACCGCCGCCCGCTCGCCATCCCCGCCATCATCGCCCGCGGCATCGTGCGCGTAGAACGCGAGCGCCGAGCGGCCGAGATCGCGCGCCCCATGCGTGCCCTCTTCGCCCTGCTCGAAGCCGGCGAGGTGTTCGTCATCGACGACCGAGCCGTGATGCGTATGCCCGACCTCGACCCCGTCGCACGCCAGTGCGAATCGGAGTGGGTTGAGATCGCCCCCGCGCTCGAAGGCTGGATCGACTGCTGGCAGCGCATCGCCCCCGATCTGCCGCACCAGCACATGAAGTATTTGGCCGATCGGCTGCGGGAAGACAAAGCACTGACCCCCGCCTGGTCGAAAAGGCCCGCGAAGAGTTCGAGGCCACCATCGGCCTGATCCCGACGCTATCCCCCGGCCAGATCACGGATGCAATCCTCACCACGCAGATCGCGTGGGAGTTTGAAAAACGCAAGGAGGCAGCATGATCACCGCACCACAAACCGACACCCTGCAGCATGCAGTCGTGCAAGGGGTAGCCCACGAGGGCATCACCGTGCGCACCCGCGACGGGCGGCGTGCACGGCTGGCGATCATCGATGACGAAGGCCGGATCGTGGAGTCAGGGCGCACTGTTGAGCGCGAGGTGTTTGCCGTGGCCACCACCGTTCTGCACAACTACTGGCGCGGCCAGGGGCACATGCGGGTGCTGTCGAGTGGCGCGGTGGAGGTGGATGCGAAGGCGGTGGGGCGATGATGGACCCAAACACAATCGGCGAGCAGCTCATGCGGCTGAGGCCGGCAAACCGCCGCTGTCCGCAATGCCTACGCCCAATCAGCGTGGTGCGGGGATGCAGAAACCGGGGCATTCCGACATGCGAGAAGTGCGGATTTTACCCGCGAGGCGCGGCGGTCGATGCAGACATGCAGCTGGTACTCGACAGCGCCGGAAATGTGACTGGATGGGTGGTACGTGAGCCGGATAACGCGTAGCTGTGGGGCCGCGCAGCGGACCCGCACGAGCGTTGGGTTAGAGCGCAGGCGGTAACAACGGAGAGATACATGGAACCGAACGACTTGGAAAAACTACTGCCGTGCCCGTTTTGTGGCGGAAGGCAAACCGAATTCCACGAGAACGGCAGAGTTTGGGCGGGCATGAAGTACAGCGACCCGATCAGCGTTTCTGTGCGGCACTGGTGCGAGGAAGCGCCCGGACCCAGCCGAATGATTGAACGGATCGGACGAGACAAAGAGCAGGCGATTGAGCGGTGGAACATGCGATCTAACGCAAAAGCTCAGCGGAGCGCCGCTTGCGGCGCGTCCGCTGGAGCGACGGGTTGTGCGTCAAACGTAACCACGGAGAACAACTTGCAAAATTCTGATGGCAACGCCGCTGGAGGACATGGTGAATGAGCTGGCTCTTTTCGCGGGCGCTGGTGGAGGAATACTCGGCGGGCACTTGCTCGGGTGGCGAACTGTCTGCGCCGTTGAACGGGAGCCCTACGCCGCAAGCGTACTTGCCGCTCGACAGAACGACGGACTTCTCCCGGCCTTCCCGATTTGGGATGACGTTTGCACCTTTGACGGACGGCCTTGGCGCGGAGTTGTTGACGTGGTTTCTGGCGGCTTTCCGTGCCAGGACATTTCGGCAGCCGGCAAAGGCGCGGGAATCGACGGAGAGCGCTCCGGCCTGTGGGGGCAGATGGCGCGAATTATCGGTGAGGTACGACCGCGATACGTGTTCGTGGAAAACTCACCGCTCCTTGTGGGACGAGGACTTGTCCGCGTGCTCGCTGACCTTGCCGAAATGGGGTTCGATGCGCGATGGGGTGTTGTTGGAGCTTCTGACGTTGGAGCGCCGCACCGACGAGAACGATGCTGGATTGTGGCCCACGCCGAACGTGCCGAACGGGGGCAGGAGTTGCGCGCATGTGACGGACTGGCGCGGAACGGACGGCCGGACGGCTTACCACAATGGCAAGAAGGTCCAGGTGGGGCTGGAACATGCGGCGAAGCACTGGCCGACACCGACAGCCAGCTTGGGCACCAAGGGCGGCAGAGTGACCCCGAGGAAAGGGCGGGAAGGAGGAACATTGATCGAGGCTCTGAGTGCCCGGAAGACATGGCCGACGCCAACGGTGAACGACAGCAAGAACAGCACGCTGCCGCCCTCGCAAGTGAAGCACGACAACATCCCTGGGGCGTTGTTGAGGGATGGCGAGAAGGCTGGTGGCTCACTGAACCCGACGTGGGTCGAGTGGCTGATGGGGTGGCCGCTCGGGTGGACCGACTTAAGGCCATTGGCAACGGCCAAGTGCCCCGCTGTGCGGCTGAAGCATGGCGGATTTTGACGCACAACGCTTAGGTGATGGGCGACGGCCGGCTTTATGGCCGGCGTCCAGCGCAGCGGCATCGACCGCTGTGTTATGCGGGTTTTTGAATACCAAGGAGAAAGACTTGGTTACGCAACAAGAAGCCGAAGCAATGGCACAGACGGCAATGCAGGACTACATCAAGGCATGCGGATGCGACACGGTTCGTGACGTTGGCAACGCGCTGATGAAACTGGTGAGCATGTGCGGACTGGGGATGTGCGCGACTGTTGGACAGGGCGAGGCAGTAGAAATTCTCGAAGGCACGGCGGCCTACATTGCCAAGACGCAGGCCGGCAAGAATTGGCGCTCGGAGCGTGCGAATTGAAGCCGCCTAACGCTGGAGGTGAGGCGACTGGCGCGGATTTATGCGACAGGTCGCCTCGACCGTAATGTTATGCACGGAGGTTGAGAAATGGGACATGCGAAAACAGTGAATGTGTGGCGGTGCGACCACTGCGGCAAAGAAGAGCCGTGGGGGCCAGGATGGCGAAGCCGATTGATATTGCACAATAGCGGCGGGCCTGGGCCGTGGGATGAAGAGCTTGTGGCGTGTAGCGACGACTGCGCCACAGCAATTGACGAAAAGCGCAAGTGGCGGAAGTTGCCAGACAAAAGCAAGGGTGAGCCGGCTATCGAGATTCGCGGCGGCCAATTGCAGCCAGTGCATAACGCTCTAGCTCAACGGACTGGCGCCGAAGGCGACAGGTCCGGTGCAGCGACGGGTTAGAGCGCGCAGTTACTACGGAGAAAGACATGGAGTTGCTACCAGAGACATACGGACAATCTGCACAAATGACGGATTGCGAAGGGCCGGATATAAACGCCGAGGAATGCGGCCATTGGTACAGCCCCGCGGCTGTTGCGCGGATGATTGAAGCAGAGCGCGAGGCGTGCGCGAAAAAAGCCGAGCGCATGGCAAACGGAAAGGCAATTGCGGCGGCGCTAAGGATGCGCTCTAACGCATGAAATCACAGGCGACCCGCAGCTTTATCGCGGGGCGTCCTGTGGATTGACGGGTTAGCCGCCGTCTCACCAGCACCGACTTTTTAGAAATGGACATGATGACCGAAATAGAACTGATAGCAAGACAGGCAAAGCAACTGGTTGAAACGCAGGGCGAACTTGATGCACTGCGAGAGCGTGTAAGGCGTGCGCGGCTGCACATCTACTGCATTGGCGGGCCACTGAATGACAACAAGCTCGGCTACTCGAAACCGCAGATGGTGACGTTCGCGCGGATTGCCGAAGAACTTGGTGATGAATAGCATGAAGGCGGCCAACGCGTTGTAGACCGCAAAAACGCTGAATAAAAACGACTTGCCGGATAACACCATCTGCAGGCCGTTGAATCCACTAATCATCCGGCGTGACTGTCAAATAACCCGACAGACAAACACGCCGCATTAAGTCCACTTGCCCGATCAACACTCTGAACACAACGCAAAGCCCGCAGATGCGGGCTTTTTCATGTCCTTCAGAGCGGTATACATAGCGTATCTTACGGGCACCCGAGCGATACCATACCTATACTATAAGACTTCCCCATTCCCGCGCTCATCCATGTCGAAGCCCCTAGTATACAGCTACCTCCGCTTTTCCGACCCCAAACAATCAGCCGGCAGCAGCGCAGCCCGGCAAACCGAGTACGCGCGGCGCTGGGCTGCTGCGCATGGGCTGGTGCTCGACGAGTCGCTGTCGATGCGCGACGAGGGGCTATCGGCCTACCACCAGCGCCACGTCACATCGGGTGCGCTCGGGGTTTTCCTGGCGGCGGCGGATGAGGGGCGGATTGCGCCGGGGTCGGTGCTCATCGTCGAGGGGCTCGACCGCTTGAGCCGGGCCGAGCCGATCCAGGCGCAGGCGCAGCTCGCCCAGATCATTGCGGCAGGCATCACGGTGGTGACCGCCAGCGACGGGCGCGAGTACAACCGGGCGAGGCTCAAAGAGCAGCCGATGGATCTGGTGTACTCGCTGCTGGTGATGATCCGCGCCCACGAAGAGAGCGACACCAAGAGCAAGCGCGTGCGGGCGGCAATCCGCCGCCAGGTGGAGGGCTGGAAGGCGGGCACCTGGCGCGGGGTGATCCGCAACGGCAAAGATCCGGCCTGGGTGACGTGGAACGGCGCCGGGTTCGATCTGATCGCCGAGCGCGCCGAGGCGGTGCGGGTGGCCGTGGGCCTGTTTCGCAGTGGCGAGGGCGCGATCCGCATCGTGCGCGAGCTCGAGCGGCGCGGGCTGCAGCTCACGGACAAGGGGTCAGCGGCGGGCAACCTGTACAAAGTCTTCCGTCTGCCGGCGCTGGTCGGCACCAAGCGCCTTGAGATCGACGGCGAGGCGCACGCGTTGGAGGGCTACTACCCTGCCCTGCTCACCACCGCAGAGTACAGCGAGCTGCAGCGCCTGGCCGACCAGCGCTTTCGCCGGCGCGGGCGGGCCGAGATCCCCGGCATTGTCACCGGGTTGAATATCACCTGGTGCGGCTACTGCGGCGCCTCGGTCGTCGGCCAGAACCTGATGACGCGCAAGCGCAAGGAAGACGGCACGCCGCAGGATGGCCACCGCCGGCTGATCTGCTGCGGCAACGCCCACGGCGCCGGGTGTGCGGTGGGCGGCAGTTGCTCGGTGGTGCCGGTAGAGCGCGCGCTGCTCACCTACTGCAGCGATCAGATCAACCTCAGCGCGCTCATGGCCGGCGACAACCGGGCCGACGCCCTGCGCGCCCGCCTGGCGACACTACGCCAGCAGCACGCCGACACCCACACCAAGCTCGATCGCGTCACCGCTGCCATGCTCGCCGACGACGGCCCGGCGCCGGCCGCCTTTGCGCGCAAGGCCCGCGAGCTCGAAGCGGCGCTGGACACCCTCAAGGCCGAGGCCGAGCAGACCGAGCGCGAACTCGCAGCGCTTGCCCGCAGCGACGCCCCCGCCGCGGCAGACACCTGGGCGGAACTGGCCGAGGGCGCCATGGCGCTGGACGAACATGCACGGCTGCAGGTTCGCCAGCTGGTGGCGGATACCTTCGAGCGCCTGGTGATCTTCCACCGCGGCACCGACCCCGAGGGCGGCGACGGGCGCACGATCGAGGTGTTGCTGGTGGCCAAGAGCGGAGGCACGCGGATGCTGGCGGTGGATCGGAAGACGGGCGACATCAACAGAAATTCAGCGGCTTGATGTCCCACCCGATCTGTTGATCGAACGGGTTGTAGCTGACATGGATCAGCGGCGGGGTTGCGCTGTATGCAGCGGGCGCAGGGCCTGCAAATGCCCCGGATGGCCCGATCACCGGCCCCAGGTGCGTCAGACCTCCACCGCTCCCAGCGACCCGGCCACGCAGCTGCACCAGGTTGTTTGATACCGGGGTCAGGGAAAAACAGTTGATTGTGGTCGTCGGCTCGTCGCTGCTTGCGCTATACAGTCGCTTGGGGCCGAATCGCAGCGCCCACTCGATAATCCCGGCGAGGTTTGCCTGGGCAAATGTCCCGTCGAAATTAAAGGGGTTCGCGCCCCACCCAATACCCAGGTTGGAAGTGCCGTTCAAATGCTGATCGGTGCCGCCCAGTATCTCGGCGCCGTTCATCGCAGCGGGCCGCGACCAGGTTACGGACTGATCGCCAAGAATGGCCTCGCAGCTCGATACGTAGGATGCGGCGGTCTGAGTTGGCTGGTTATCCTGGTGGTTGTACGCCCACGTTGTGGATACCGTGAATTGCTCACGCCGTAGGTTGGGCAGCTCGAACACCGTCACGCCGTTCAGCTTGATCTTGAAATTAGCCTGCGCCTCCCTTTCCCAGGTGGCGTTATCGACATGCGCCCTGGAGTCCACTGCGAGATGCTCAAGTCCCTGCAGGCTGTAGTAGGTAGCCGATCCAGATTGCGAAATTGCGTGGCTGCGACTTGTCGACAGGCTATAGCTGACATCGGATGTCACCACTGCAATGGCGCCGACTGCATCGTAGAAAACAGCGGTCACCATGTCGGTGCCAACCATTGACCACTGCAGTGATCCGATTGCAACCCCTTTCGGTGACGACCACAAGAACAGGCTCCCACCTGGCCCCGCGTAGGTATCTGGATCGTACGGGCCGGAGTAATAGACCGGCCCCGGGGTGTACTCAAGGATATGTGACCCCAAAGCCGCGTCCCACGTGACCGTCCTTGCCCACATTCGGGGAAAGGCAGTCAGATGCTGGTAACTGTCTGTTTTGCTAGTCGTAAAGCCCCCCCTCGTCTGCGCCCGCGACTTGACGACCGAAGAAGTCACCGACCAGTTATCCGCCCGCGCCGAGCCGGATAACTGCAGCTCAAGCCACGCCGTCGCCACCGGAGCCGGCATGTAAGGCATGATGAAGTCGGCGGCGCCCACGCCCACTACGTCCACTTGCTCCCAAGCCGCCTCAGTGAGCGAGAACAATGGGAACGTGTCCGACAGGCTGTTGACCCACTCCGCTTTATCCATGGGAAGGCGCATCACACCGAAGATCGCCTTGCCGCCCGATGGGTGCACGTCATGCAGTTGCACGTTCCACGCGCCGTCATCCTGGCCGAGAAAATTCGCACCGAAGGCAATGTCTGCCGGATCGGACAGCGATATTGTCCGGGTGCGCGTGATCGGGTCGGCAAACAGCGCCCCGGCCAGGCGTAGCGTCACGGTCGCCGTCTTGGTCAGCCCCCCCGCGCCAAGGCTCACCTCGACGCGCCACACATCGCCGGCCGCATCGGGCCAGAACCAGGCGTAGTTTATCCGGTCGTTGCGCCACTCGTGCCCATGCGCCGTGTCGTAGGCCTGCTGGTCTGGGGTGCGCGTCGGGGCCGGCCCGATTCCAGGCTTTTTCCAGTAATAGTTCGTGCCCCCGGTGCCGTATGCAGGAGTCCCGGAGCGTGCGACGCCGCCGAATGCGGTCGAGCTGTGCGGGTGATCTTCGGTGGTGCCGTTGGGGAGGTGCAGAGTCCACCGATTAGGCCCGGTGGAAAACACGATCTTGCCGTGTTTGGGCTGCCCGAACAGCGTCACCTCGGGCACCGGCCCCGCATGTCCGCTCCAGTCGTCTGGCGTCGTCACGGGGTCGGCTCTTTGAATGTGGCGGTGGCGCCGTTCTCAAGCGCAATCAGCTTGATCGGCTTGTAGGAAAACACAAAGAACCCGTCTGGGCTGGTGAGGGTGCGCTCGGGCCAGTGCTGGCGAAGGGTGTAGTCGCTCTCGGCAAACGGTGTGCCGCTAGCAGAAGTCGCGGAGGGCCGGCCTGTGCTCTTACCCCCTGCGCGCCCGCCGACAGCTGGGGGCGTGATAAACGACTTCCAGCCGGGCTCTTTTTTGACCAGCTTGTCGATGGCCTTTTGCAGCTCGCTCGCGCTCATGGCTTACGCCTCGATGATGTCCGCCAAGCGCAGGCGCAGGTCGTTATGGACCGCCGCTGCGCCGGCCGCGAGCGTCACCCGCCAGAACACCGTCACCCGGTTTGCTGCGCCCCCCAACAGGGTCTCGCCGAGCGACAGCGCGGCGCCCCCAGTGGCAGACGCCAGGCCGGCATAGGTCAGGGCCAGCTTGACGGCACTCGCCGGGATGCCGCCCGCGCCGTCCGTATCAAAGACGGACAGCATCACATTGCCGCCCCCAGACTTTGTGAGCACCGCAGCCGCACTGGGCGATCCGATGCGGACCATACCCTCGGCAGTCCCGCCGCCGGTTGGGATTGAGGCCGGCAGCGACGCCAGCGGAACGGTCAGGCCGTCGTCAGCAAAAAATGTGAAGGTAGGCATTACACAAGCTCCAGCAGGTCAGTCGGGATAGTCACTGCGATTTCGGTGACTGAAGTCAGTTCGAGCGCATCACGGTCTTCGGGGTCGATGTCGGGCGACCGGATCGAGAGTTGGTGCGGGTAATACTCCAGCGCGGCGGATGAGGGGCCGTTCAAGTTGGTTGCAAACCCGATCATCTCGTCATCGTCAAACGGGACGCTGAGCGGCGAGCCGCCCACGAAGGTGCCGCACTCGTAGCTGAATGCCGAGATCGGCGTCACGAAGGTCGGTACCGGGGGTGGCGGCAGCGTCCAGGTCGGCTGCGCGGCGGTCGTTGCGCCCGGTAGGCCCACGGCCAATTCCACGGCAGTTACCGCCTGCCCCGACTCAGCGTCGAGCGTGTGCGTGAGCGCTGCCACCGCGCCGGCCGCCTGCAGCTTGACGGTGTCAAGCGTCACATGCCAGTCGAGCCAAGCGTCCGGGCGCAGCGGCAGATCAAAGCGCACGCGCCCGGTACGCGATCCTGCCCACAGCTTGACCCATGCCTGATCGAGCAGCGTGAGCAGCACCTCGTCGCGCGCAGCATCGTCCGCGCCTGCGGGCTTGTAGTCGTCAATGTGGTCGCCCACACGCAGCGGCGGGGGGCCAGACGACAGGATGGCGCGCTGCCCGATCGGCCACGGCCCGATGGTCTGGTCCGCATCCCATCCAGCCTGGTCGAACTCCGCCTGCAGGGTGGCGCCGATCTCCTCCGCGACGGGTTGCCCGACCAGCGTTTCAAGCGCCGGAGACACCACGTCGACGGTGTAATCCTCGGTCGCGGTCTGCTGCCATCGCGTCGTGTAGTAGGCTTTGAAAGACAGCACCAGGTTGATCGCAGTCGCGGGGCTGATGGTGTAAAAGCCATCGGCCGGCGTGGTGCCGATCTGCCACGACCCGGCGGGCGGGTTGGTGATTGCGACCGGGGCTTGCAACTCCCACCCGGTAGAGCCATTGCACGCACCTTCCACCATGCCCACGGTCGGCCAGGCGGCGCCGGGGTAACTGGTGACCGGGCCAGTAGTGGGCAGGAACAGCCCCATGCCGCCATCCCACTGCAGGATGGCGCTTCGGCGGCGCAGTCGGGTGTAGCGGTACTGCATGCGCACCTTGATGCGGGTGCGCATGCTCTCGCGGCTGGGCAGATCGATCGAGAGCGAGCCGTCTAGCATGTCGGCCGTGCGCACGGTGACGGCACGCAATCCGGCGCCGCTCCACGGAATCACCCGAAAGTTTTGCAGCGCGTCGAGCGCGAAAGACTTGGGCACGCTGGCGATCCGGGCTTCCAGGTATTCGCGCGTGTCGGCAGGCTCGCCCGACACCGCGACATGCCACCGCCCGCCCACGGCGGAATCGATCGCGGCGCGCGGGGTATTGGTCAGGATCTCTTGAAGTTGATCATGGCAGACGCACGCGATAACCCCTGTCGCCAGATCGACAGACGGGGTTTCAACCACGCCACTGAACATGGTTTGCGCATTGACCGGCGCCCCGCCGACGATCTCGACAAAGGACACGCGCACGCGGCGCCCGATCAGTGCCATGGGCGCCAGGGTCGCCACAGGCCGAAAACCGAACTCCGCCGTGCTCGCCTCGTTGGCGGCCTGGTTGATCGTCACCGGCCCGACCAATTGCGGGGAGATGTCCGCCCCGTCTAGCGTCACCACCGGCTGCCAGCGCCCGCCGGGTGCGGCAGGCCATCCGCCTGCGCCATTGAGGCCTGCGGTGGCCGCCGCATCGATCACGCGAACCGACAGCGGTAGTTCGAGCGCAGCCGGGGCGGCCACAGTTACCCGCAGCGGCAGTTCGAGCGTCTGCGCCGTACTTGCGCGCGTCACGACCAGCGGCAGGTCGATGTTGATCTGCTCTTGCGTGATCACCAGCGGCAGGTCGATGTTTTCGCTCGGGGGCGGCCCGCCGCCCTGGATCACCTCATAGTCATCCACCCATATCGTCGTCGTAGAGGCGGTCTGGCTGCCGTTGCTAATCAGCGACGCCTCAAGATACCAATTGCCGGCAGGCACGGCCATCTGTACTAGCGTCCAGTCGTGCGTCGGCCCGGTGAGATCCAGCCCCACCACCTCTGTGCCATCCAGCGAACTGCGGGCAAGGATTTTTTCGCGGCGAATCGAGTCGCTTGCCGCTGTGCGACGGACGGCTATTTTAAAGGTGCCGCCGGCAGGAAGCTCGATGGTCGGCCCCTGCAGATAGCCTGACTGCAGGTTTGCCACAGACGTGAAGAGAGATCCAAGCGTCGTGCGGCCAGTGGCCGACGTGTACGCAAACGGCCTATTTCCATACGTGGTCCATCCCGCAGGTATGCCACCGTCTGGCCAAGTGCTCACTTACGCCTCCTCTGCCACGAGTTCCCAGGACACCGCGCGCCCGTTGTCATCCACACTTTCAGAGGGAGGATCGCACCATGCGCTGATCTCTGGGTAGTACATGACGGAGTACGCCACTGCGCCCGATACGGACGTGCAGGTGGCGACGTTGCCGGCGATGGCCACTGCGGTATTAACCGGCCCGGATGGCGTGTGCGCCCATGCGTATGGCAGATAGCCGGCATCGGTGCGACGTGCTGCGGGGATGGTGACCACGTTTGATGCGCTGGTGATGGCTCGCGCTTTGCCGCACTTGAGTGTGAGCGGTGCCGAGTAATCCAGCGCGCCCAGGCCGACTGGGCACCAGCCCGAACCGCTGATGGTGATGCGCAGTTTCTCCCACGCGATTTGCGCCAGGGATGCGCCGTTGGCAAAGCGCAGGCGGGACCGGCCGCCGATAACTTCGACTTGCTGCGACAGGCTCATTGCAGCGGCCACCGGCACGACGACGGCGCCGATCTGGAATGCTTTACCTAGCCTGCTCATCGGCGGCCCCCTCGTGCGAGTGCGGCTTTGCGGAATGTTTGGGTGATCTGGTCGGCCACGGCGCGAGAGGCCATGACTTGCGCGCTGGTGCCGTCAGGCCACTGCAGCACGATCGGGGTGTTGCTCGCAGCGCTCGGGGCGGATGCAGAGGCGATGTATCCGGGGTTGACGTTGCTCACCAGGCCGCCGGCAGAATATCCGCGCAGCGCAGAAACCCCTTGCATACGCAGGCGTTCAAGAAATGCCAGCATGCCCGGCTGACGCACGATCTCTTGGGGCATTACATGCTCACCAGCATGCACGATGCCTGCCGGCTGATACTTTCCGCCGTGCCCGGTAAACCCGCCGCGGGCAAAACTTCCTGTCGGCAATGCCTCTGCTGCAGGAAGTGCGCCTGCAGACACGGTATTGACTGTTACGGTGATGGTCTTGTCTTTGATGTTCGCAAGCTGGTTTTGCAGGGCCGTAATCGCCCCCTCAGCCTGGGCAATGTCGGCCTGCAGGGTAATGGGCTTGGCAATCTCGGTCCTCAGCGACTGAATCCGAGCCTCTGCCTGTTCGATCTGCTGCGTTTGCTGTGCAGCAACGTCCTGCAGGGTTTGCGCTTCTTGCTCCTTTACTTTCGACTGGGTCTTGAACGCATCCTCGCGGATTCGGCCAAGCTCCTCGAGCAAGTTTGCGGCGGTGTCGTCGTCTGCGATCTGGTCGACGAATCGCTCGGCACGCTCGGCCTGTTTGGCTGCGTCTGCTGCCAGCTTTTCGGCGCCCTTCAAGTCGCCTTCGTATGCTTTGATCAGTGCACGGGCTGCAGCACTGCTTGCCGCGCTTCTGGCCTCTTCAGCGCCTCGTCTGGCTGCGGTGTCTCGATCCTTGTCAGACATGCCGCGCATGCGGCGCTCTTGCGCTTGATCGACGCCGGATTGACGCGCATCGCCGGCCTGGCTCAACAGCTTGGCAGCCTCTTCGCGCGCCTTGCGCGCACCTTCGATGCTTTCCTGCCATGCGGATCTGAGCGCGTTGCGTAGCGCCTCGGTGCCCTTAAGCTCTTCCTGCAGGGCCTTGCGCTGGATATTGACACGCGCCTTACCTGTCTGGTCCGCATCGGCCAGGATGTCGGCGTTGGCCTTGCCTGCGGATACGGCGCGCAAAGCCTCAAGGCGTGCGGTTTCGTCAGCAAGCTGTTGCTCGATCTTAAGCCGGGCATCTGCCTGAGCCTTGACGTTATCGACTGTGGCGGCACGGTTGGCGGCCGCGAGCGGTTCGTCGAGGATTTTTTGCACCTCGGCGCCAATCGATCGGTACGTTGCCAGCGCAGCATCAAGATCGCCACCAAGGGCTTGCTTAATCGCCACGGTATAGCCTGCAATCCCGGTCCCGGCGATTCGAAACAATCGGCTGATGCCGTCAACGGCATCGGTGACAAACTCGACCAAGGGGCGCAGCGTCTCACCTGTGCCGGAAAGAGATTGCACGCCTTCTGCGACGAACGAAATGCCGCGCGCCAGGCCGCCCATCGCGTTGCTGGTTTGCCCGGCCTCGCCGATCAGGTCTGTAAATGCGTTGTTCAGCAGGGTCATCGCCTGCCCGACCGTGATCGGCAGGGTGTTAAAGTCTGAGCCGATCTTCGCGGACATCTTTTCAAGCGCACCGACGACCCGCTCTGCCGTCAGTTCGCCAGCAGCGCCCATTGCGCGAAGCTGGCCGATACTCACGCCCAGGCCATCCGCCACCGCGCGGGCCAGTGCCGGGGTTTGCTCCATGATGGAATTCAGTTCATCGCCACGCAGCGCACCGGACGCGAGCGCCTGACCGAACTGGATCAGAGCGGCTTGCGATGCCTCGGCAGATGCGCCGGATAGCGCGATCGCCTGATTGATCGTGGTGATCACATCGACGGATTGAGCAGAACTGCGCCCGAGACCTTGCAGCGCGGGGGAAAGCTTGCTGTACAGATCAACCGTTTCGCCGAGCGGTGCGCGGGTTTCCTGCGCCGATTGACGCAGCAGTTGCTGTACTTCTGCAAAGTCGCCTGTCGCCTTCGTGGCAAGCTGCAGCCGGGCGGTGATCTGGCCGTATTGGTCGGCCACCCGCACAAGCTCAGTGACCCCAACCCCGATTCCAGCAAAGCCGAGCGCGCCGGCCGCCAGACCTTTGATTTTGGTCAGCTCGCCGGACAGGCTTTTTAACGACCCTTCGGCCTGCTTTACGCCAGAGCGAACGCCAGAGGCATCGGCCGCAATGCGGATCTTGTACTCAGGCGCTGCCACGATTTTGCATCTCCATTGCAGTCATATACACGCGCCATGGGTAGTCCCACACCGCGCCATGCCCCAAAGTGACAAGCGTTAGGGCTGCTTGCTCGATTGCGCGGGCAGCAGATGACGCAGCATTGACGCCTGTGCCGCCGCTACCGCTGCCCGCGTTCTGAAAAAATGCGGGTTCAGGTCGCGCACTGCCTTTTTGATTGGCTCGAGGTCTGAGGGGGCGAAGTTGTCGAACGCGGAAACATCCGCGTCAGACATACGCGCGAGGTCTTGCAGCGAGCAGTCGTCCCACACGAACTCGCCGCCGGCATCCACGAGCGCGGTGCCGGTTTCGAGGGAAACGAGCCAATCCCGCACTTCGCGCACAGTCAGCTCGCGGACAACGACGGCCAGCCCGCCGACCTCAACCGTAACCGTCGCGGCCATCGATTACACCGCCTGAACTTCGATGTACTGCGACTTGCCCGGGGTGGTGATCGTCTCGTCTTTCTCGAAAGTGAGCGATACGGTCAGCGTTCCGAAGGTGTCGCCCTCGGCAATCATGTCGACGTTCTGCGCCACACCCAGCTTGACCTTGTGGCCGCGCACGGTGACAGGCTCGCCGGTAATGGCATTGACGCCCTCGAAGAACAGGGACATCAGCGGCGCACTGGTAACGAGCGATTGCACGTCATAGCCGGCCTTCGGGGTGTAATCGATGGTGATTGCGTCGCCATCAACTACGGTCGCGGTGGTGATCGTGTCGGCGATGGTGATGCCGCCCGGAGACACGACGTAATCGGCCACGTTGATCACCGTGGCGCCCTTCTTGACGACCGGGGCGACGGTGGTATTGATGATTCGGTTGGCCGGGATGAATGCGCCCGCGCGGATGACGTGCGCCTCGCCGACGATTGCGGTGGCGCCCAGTGCGGCGGTGGTGCCCCACAGCACCATGGCCCAATTCTCGGCGGTGTAGTGGCGCGGGTCGATCTGGCCGGTTACGGTGTCGATGCGCTTAAACGAGGCGTCGGTGCCACCCGCAGCGCTGGTGTAGTCGGGCAGTGTGGCCTCAGTCTCGGAAAACGAGAACCGAAACACGCTGGTGTTCTGGATGTCGCGGAATTCGCGCGCGCCAAAAGTGGCTCCGCTGGCGTAGGGGGCAAGCTTGATCTTGCCCTTGAAAATTGCTGCGCTCATGTCTGATCTCCGTTATGCAATGCCGGCCTCGGGGGCCTGCACTGAAAAGCTGATGGATACGCGGGCCAGTCGCCCGTCAAACCCTGTCTGTTGCCCCTGCTCGATCTTGGCTTCAAGCCCCGTGCGCCACTCCCAGCCCAATGCGGCCTGGAGCGCAGCACGAACACAGTCCTGTGCTGCGGTGCGCTCCGAAGGTGTTGCGCGGACGGTATCGAGATAGGTGTGCGCGGTGTAGCGCAGACGCATCATTGCGGAACGGCCGCGCTGATCGTCCGGGCCGAGCCCGTCGAACGCGATGTGCATGCCCACTGAGGGGGATGCCTCGTCCGTCCAATCGATCTTGTCGAACGTGCTCTCGATGCTGATCCCGGCCGGCGCGATGCTCTGCAGCCGGGCGATGTAGGCGGATTCGATCTGCCACAGATTCATAGCCTGACCAGCCCGACAACCGACTCCAGCCCGTCGCCAATGCGCAGCGGGGGCGAGGCCACTTTGTAGGAGGCCCCGCCGATGGTGACCGTGCCGCCGTCAGACAGCGCCACGCTCGACGGATAGCGCAGCCGGTGGGTGCCGACTGCGACTTGATCGAATGCCATTTGATCGGCCACGTCTAGCAGCCCCAGAAACCCGCCCCCGCTGCCGGTGACGAGGGTCCCGAAGTCCGCATAGAACGGGGCCAGATCGTCAAGCATCATCAGACCGTCAGCGCGTCTTTCATCGCAGCGAACGACTCAGCGTGGCGAACCGCGACATCGACATCCTGCAGGGCCACGACGCGAACGGTACCGCTGGTGCTCTGCGAGTACGGATCAACCGTCAGGTCGAGCGTGCCCCACAGGCCCACGATCAGGTCGCGCCAGTTGCCGAAGGCGATGGCCGAGCAGACTGCGCCCGAGGTGCCCTTAACCAGGTTGCTCGGTACTTGGTTGCTGACCACTGCGCCGTACCCGTTGAGCGGGGTATTGCCGGACTCGAACACGAAACCGTTCTGGCCCGATACCTTGCTGGTGGTCTTGAGCTTGCCGCGCACCTTGGCGTTGGTCATGTAGGCCAGTGCCGCCACGTCTGCGTTGGCAATCGCGACCTGTGTTTCCAGATCCACGATATGCGCCCAGGTGGGGGCCAGGCCGTTGGTGCCGCCGGCTACGCTGCCGATGCCGCTGGTGTTGAGCACGCCGCGCGGCTCGGCGCCCGAGCCGGAGCCATTGACGCCCACGCGGTCGATTTCCATAGCCAGCACGGTGGCGAGGTCGTTACGCACGAAGCTCTCCACGTCGATGCTCGACTGCAGCAGCAGCTTGCGGCTGATGTCGGTGAAAGCGCCCACGGTCTTGGGCGACATGGCGACCTGATCGAATGCCTGTTGGCTTTCGGTGGGGGCGCCGGACTCCGACACCCAGTAAGCAGTAGCGCCGCCGGTCTGGCGCGGGATGGCGATATTGCCGACGAGGCCCGACAGGGTGGTCACGCCTGCGCCGGTCAGCGCCATGCGGTTGCGCAGCAGCTCGATAAACGACTGGGCAAGCAAGTTGGTGGATACCACGTTGCCGCCAGCGGTGGGGGTGCCCACTACCAGGTCGCGCGACTGCACTTCAAACGGCACCAGGAAGCCGCGGGCTTCGCGGCCCATCTGCTTGGCAACGGCGTTGGAACATTCGATCTCGAACGCCGCGGCGCGCATGGCCTTGTCGCGATCGGCGCCGGTGGCAGACAGTGCGGCGATGGCGCGAAGGAACGAGAAGCTGCGGGCCTCTTTGTCGGTCAGGCCGATGTCGGCGGTGGGCTTGGCGCGGCTCGACAGGGCGTCGATGGCCATCTGCTGAAATTCCTGCACGGACTTGCCTGCGCGGATGGCATCGGATGCCAGATCGCCCAGGGCGTACTGCTTGCCGATTGCGAGGATGTCGTTCACGCGCTTTTGGGCAGCGTCGGCGCCACGCTGCTCGATTTCGGCAATGTCGATGGTGTCTTTTACGGGGTCCATTACTCGGATCTCCTGGATAGGGGTAGGTGTTTGCGTTTCGATGCGCGGATCTTCTGCGCTGCGCCCGATGCCGACAGATGCGTCAGCAGGCACGGATACAAGGGATATTTCGTGAGGCTCCCAGTCGGACACCCGGTAGGTTTCCTGGTCTTCCTTGGTTTCGACGAGGGTGGAGCGGTGGATCGCATAGCCCACGGAGACGTTTTTGCGAATGCCGTCTCGCACGTCCTGGAACACCTCTTCAGCGCGCGCGCTCTTTCCAAAGCGGACGACCGCGCGACCTACCCGGTCGGCGTCGATGCGGACTGATTCGATGACTCCGACGTGATCGCGGGCGTCGTGATCCATCAACAGCGGCCCGCCCGACGTAAGCCGGCCGAGCCGAATCGATTCGGGCGAGTGGTCGAGGATCTCGACCCCCCACCAGCGGGCATAGGGCAGTTCAGAGCTAAACGACAGCTCGACGGTGCGGGCATCGACATCAATCGCGGTGCGATCAAACGTCGCGGCGCGATTGCACACCGTGCCCGGCTTAAGGTGTTTGGTCATGGTTTCTTTCTCCATGGGCGCAGATTGCAGCGCGGCGCGGAAACCGTTAAGACAGGCCGTTTCCGCGCTCAGATCAGCCCGCGCTTGCGTGCAAACCGTTCGCCCAGGCGCAGGTAGTCGTCGCCCTTTGAGCCTCCTCGGGCGCCGCCGTTGAGGTAGGCTGCGATGTAGGCTTCGACGGGCAGTAGCGAAGGGGCCTCGACCGAGGTTCCGTCTAAAGGGCCGGCCGCCATTGCACGGCCGATCGCAGCGCCGCTGAGCGTGATTGCAGTGGTTATCGACGCCGATGCGAGCGCCTGCGCCAGTGATGCGCCTTGCAATCCCATCGTTACCGTCAGGTCGCCGCTTCCGCTGGACAGCGCAGCAGCAGCCCCCGACAGCAGGATCGGCACGCCCAGGGCGCCCGCGGCCGACGCGGTGGCAGTGGCCTCGCCGATCAGCGGTATCGCGGTGCCGAGCAGTGCAGCTGCACTAGCCTGCGACTGGGCTGCGCCTTCGAACCCCGAGCCTGGCGCGGTAAGGTCTGCACTGGCCAGTGCCTGCGCGAGTGCTGCGCCCGATAGCCGGATCTCGACCGTGAGCACGCCGATTGCGTCGGCCAGGGCCTGGGCGTTGCCTTCGAGGCCCCCGCTATCGGTGGTGAGACTGCCTGTTGCGATGGCGCTTCCTGTGCCGGTGCCCACAAGCGGGATACCAGTGGCGAGCTGCGCGGCGGCGGCGGCCTGGGCGAGGGATGCGCCGGCCAGGGTGATCGAGGTTGTGAGGTTGCCGTCGACGGTGGAGATTGCAGCGGATGCGCCGGCAAGGGGGATGGCGGTGGTGACGGTGCCGGTTGCGGTGGCGATGGAGGCAGCGGCGCCTGCGAGCTCGACAGCTGGAGGCGCATAGAACACCCCCGCCGCATCCGAGAGCTGCAGCGTCTTCGCCCAGTTCTCACCGATGGTCGTGTATTTCGCAATCGTGCCGCCGGAGAGCGTGCCGATTTCCGCGTGAAACGCGACCGTCGTGCCAAGGTTTATCTGCGCCCACCACGCATCGGTGTTAGACGTAGTGCTGCCGTAATCGACGGCTGTAGCGCCAAATATTGTGTTCCCGGTAGTGATAAACGCGGCATGCGCGGCATCCGGCGTGCTGTTGTTCTGAACGTTCTTGCCAGGAATCCACGCCGAAAACGCGGACGGGTGGTTATGCCAACTGAAGAACGCATCCGCCGAGACTACATCAGTCAGCAACAGGGTTCGTGTAGCCGCGATTTCAGCGAGTTCGCTTGTGCCGTCCCAGTCGCGGTTTGGGTCAGTTGTGCGGGTGTGGGAGTTGAACCGTCTGTTGCCGCTGAAAACCCCGTTCGGCGTCAGGTTGAAGACGAGGTACACGTCCCAGTTGGCGCGGAGCGCCACAGCCTCCGCGCTCGCACTAGACAACATCCATTCAACGCACTTGCGGAACACGACCCATGACGGGGATTCCCCGGCTGCATGGATGCCCGCAAGCTGGACGAGCTTGCGTTTCGGTCCGCCGTCCGTTGTGGCCCCGCCCCACGCCAGCTTGATCGAGTACATCGGATGACCACCGATGGCGCGACCATCTGCGTCATTTTCAACGACAGACGTAGCGAACACGCCCGACGCATTAGCCGAGGCAGTGGGCGATGCCACAGCCGCGTGAGTCGTCAGCAGGGTGTTAGCCAACTCAACAGCGTGCGCCTGCTGCCCGAGCGGATGGCTGGCGATATACACCCGGCCTGCGGGCAGCGGATCGGTGAACTGCCACTGCAGATAGTCCGGGGTGCCGCTAACAATCGACCGCGACGGCGCCGAGGTCCATGTCACGAAATCCTGCGTCCAAAGCGGCAGGTAATCGGATTGCACTGACGTGTTATCGTGTTTTGTCGCCAAATTCATGCGGAAAACAGGGCGCTTACCCGATGCGCTTTCCACCGCGAACAGGAAGTGTCGCCAGTTGTCCGCGTCAACCCGCCTGTCCAGCCACACGGTCGGCTCGCTGGCCGTTGCATCGGTAATGCTCGACAGGCTCGCGCTGATGTTGCCTGCGTCGATGCTCGTGACGAGTGTCAGCGCAGCGCCCGCCGCGTCAGTCGTGAAGCTCGCGCTTGAGGCGATGTTCGACACATTCGCAGAAGCGTCGTCATGCAGGAAATGCCAATAGTAAGTCGTGCTCGCGGTCAGCCCGGTGGCTGCAAAGGTTTTGGCGCCCGTCGTCGTGACCGCTTGGCTCGTCGCGTAGGCCGCGCCTGTACCGGCCCGGATGTCCGCTGCGCTCGGTGGCGTCGCGATGGTCGTGACCACGGCGTAGAGCGTGCCGTTGGCCTCGTCGGTGGTGACCGTGCCCGTAGCTGTAGTGGCGCCGGTCGTGGTGCCTGTAGGCGTCGTCAGAACAGGGGCAGTCGTATCGACAGCCGTGATCGTGACGTTGAAAGCGTTTGTGGCCGCAGTATTGCTGCCGGTATCCGTCGCCGTGACGACGATACTCACCGCAGATGCCGCAGTCGTCGGCGTGCCGCTGATGACGCCTGTGCCCGAATTGAGGCTCAGTCCAGTGGGCAGCGTGCCGGTAGTGACTGCATAGCTGAACGGGGTGAGGTCACCGCTGAAATATGTCGAGAGATTGAGCGGCGTGATAGCCGAACCCTCGGCCCATGACTGGGCAGGAACCGTGCCGGTAAAACTGACTACTGCCGACCCGCCTGTGGGCAAGTCCGCCGTCTCGCCGTTCGTGGCGACGGCGAAGTACTCCACATCAACCGGACCTTTCGCGTTGTTGTTTGTTATCGCGCCAACAAACGCGCCAACCCACCCCGCTGCGCTGACATCTAAGACCGTCCCGCCCAGCGGAAATGTCCCCGGCTCCGCCTCAAGGTCGTACTCCCAGATGCGTGCCGAGAGCGCGGTGCCACTCATACGGACGCGGCAGGCCATCCGTCGGTCGATGGCGGTTGTGTATCCTGAATTTTGAACCGTCGTTGCCGACCCGGCTACCCGCTTTAGCACCCGCTTGGAGCTACCACCAGAAAAACTACCTGCCTGTGCCGCGCCGGCAAAGTTTGCAGATGCGCGAGCAGCCCCCGACGCGCGGCCAATCATCGAAAACTGCGTATCGGTGGAGCGCCCCATCGAGTAGATGCACAGTATCTCGAAGTTGGCGCGATCCGCGTCTGCATCAACCGCATTCCATGTCGCTCCGATCAGCGCTGCGCTTGTGCCGTGAGTCTCGATGCGCAGCACCTTGCCGCTGATCGTCCCGGCTTTCGTGCGCACCATCACCTGACCAGCAACAGCCTCATAGCGCCGCGTCCAGTCTGACGGCTGCGCGTCTGCGGTGTAGGCGCTGAAATTGGTCGAGTACTTTGCCATTACCTAGCCATCCACTTGCGCCACGCCCGACTGATCGCCCACCCCGTCGCACCCAGGAACAGCAGCAGCGAGCTGGCCCAGATGCCCCGGATCGTCATCGGGCGCAGCGGCGACGCGTCGTAGTCGCGGATCACGCCGTCGAAGCCCCATAGCGCCTCAGCGGGCTTATCCAGTCTCGCGGGCGGCCCGTAGCTACTCAGGATGCCAAGCTCGGACAGGTGCATGACGTGCGCCAATTCCCAGTGCTCCGAGCGGCGTGCGAGCCCTGCCCCGCCTTGCTGGTGGAGCAAGTCGAGCGTGGTCGAAAGGCAGTTGCGCGGGATCACGGCGGAGATCAGTTGTCGATCTGGAACGTGAGCGCGCCGATTCCGAAGCTCGGGGCGGCGTCGCCGTTGTTGATGGTTTTGGCTGTGGTGAGTGCTGCGTAGATCAGCAGGTTCCCGCCGCTGGCCGCGTCGAAAATTCCCCAGTGAGTGGCACTGCCCCAGTTGGCCGTAGGCGCCGGGAAGGTCACGGCCACGGCGTTGCTGGTGGTCCCGTTGCCGGCTGCGGTAGCCGCCCAATTGGCATCGCCCGGAGCACTGGCGACCCGGGCATAGCTGCCGCCGGCAACCTCAGTGCCACCACCGGCTTCGCCTGGGGCTGCGGTGAAAAGTGCGACATGCAGGCCGGCGGGCTTGGTGAAGCTGCCGGTGCGGAAAATGTGCTTGATGATTTCGTCTTCTGTGTAGTTAGTCAGGGCGCCCATGGCGGTCTCCTAGTGTTTTGCCTTGCGGCAGGTTTCGTGCATGCGCCGACACTGGCCAGCGGTTTCGATTGCTTCGTGCGCCCAAATCACCGTTGCGGCTTCGTCTTCACTTTCCAGCGCCGGCAGCAGCGGGCACGGGGTCAGGCACTCGGTCGGGCGTTGCTTCGGTGGCGTTGGCTGCGGCAATACTTGCGTTGATGTCGCGCACCCGCTCAGCAGGCCAAGCGCAATCAGGGCGGCGATCAGCAAGGGCCGCATTTAGCTGACCCCGCAATTTGGCGGCACGAGCTTGAGCTTGCAGCCCCGCATCACGTAGGGCTGCGGCTTGCCGGCGCTCGGATTCAGCCTCAGCGTCAGTACGTGCAGCTTGATGAGTGATTGCGATGGCCGATTGCATGGCAAGGGCCTGGATGCCGCGCTCAGTCGAGCGGCCGTGGCCGTAGCCAGTCCAAGCAGATAGAGCGGCCACCACAGTGGCCACGAGTAGCAAGTAAGCGGTCGGCACACGTCATCCCTCCTTCGGGTAGTAGCGACGGTCGAGTTCGAAGTGCGGCCCATCTTTGAAGCTGCGCCAGTCGCCACCCCACACGATCGGCACGGCGATCTCGGCAGCCGCCGACTTCACGGCCTCGGCAATGCGCGCGTACAGCGGCCAATCCCACCGCACGCCACCGACCCATGCGGCCAGATCAACGGCATGGCCAGTAATGTGCCGGCTGTCGAGCGTCTTGCTTGCCCCGGCCGCTTTCAGCTCGCGCTGCCGATCGATGGTGCGCACGCCTTCGGTGACGACGAAATCGACTGGCGTGGTTTTGATTGCTGCCTCGATCACGGACACGAGCGCCGGATGCACGCCGTCGAGCGCGCGGCGGCTGCGAGCGGAGAGTCGGAACGCGCTCATTTATCGAGCCCCATCAGCCGGTCACGCAGCTTTTCGTACTGCATCATTGCCCGTGTGCCGGAGTGCGCTGAGATGGCAACGAGGATCGAACGCAACAGGCCATCCATGCCGTACCACTCGCAGATCATGTGGGTGACGATCGCGGCAAATATGCAGACTGTTGCATCCATGGCCAGCGCGCCCCACGAAAACGGCTCGCCAGCGCGGACCTTGCTCGCGTATTGCGCGATCGTCGCCATGCCGGAGAGAAACAGCGTCGTGATCCAGGGGAGCAGATGGCCCATGGAGTCGGTCAGTTCGCGCCAGTTGGAGGGGTCTTTTTCGGGCATTTATTGAGCTTCGTGCAGAGGGGATTGGAAAATCACCAACCAAGGCGGGTGTTGGCCGCCAAGATTGCCGCCCTGAGTTCTTCATTGCCCGGTTCATCAATAGACTCTCCGACCGGGCGGGCTGGGTCGCTGTCGAGCATCCACCACAGCGCCACGTCTGTACCACTGTTGATGATGTCATCACACATGCGGGCAAGCTTGATGCCGTCGATGGGCTTGAGCCCGTTTACGCTGCCTGACCATGTGACGCTGCCCGCATAAGGCGCGGTGATGACTGTCCGGGCGGCATTGATTGACGCCACGGTAAGCCACTGGTTATCGAGCGCCGTGCCCGTCCCGCAAACCCCGATCCGGTCGTCTACGTCAGCCGGGAATAGCCCGTCTGTGTTGAACGTAACCACCCCGCCAGCAGTGCTGATGCTGGTCATGCGCCACGGTTGATTCCCAAACTCTCCGAGCACAAACCCGCGCCCATTCGTGCGCTGCCAGTGCCGCACTCCGGTGAGGATGGGGTCGAACCCCTTAAACCCGGGACTCCCATAACCGACGTTGCCGTACCAGTGAATACTGCCGCAGTTGGTCGGGTTGTCACGCGCCTGTTCTTCGTGCCACGGCTTCAGTTGGTTGCTGATACCCGCAGCGCCGCCCGGTAAGCTGTAGCTGTTCGGGCCGTTGCCGGTGAGGACGATGCGGTTGGGGTCAATAGCCGACACGACGCTGTGCCACCACGCTACGACGTTGGCAAGATCAAAGCCGTTGAACATATCAGCCGCAGCGGAGTACGACGCCAGCGTGCCGTATGAGGCGTTGGTCACCGGCCAAGCGCCCCGGCTTGCGTCGCTGGCGTCATTGCGGTGATTGACTTCGTTTGACCACTCGTAACCCATGACAGCTTCTTCGTTCAGGTATCGAGTCACCACCTCCTGCGTGACCGCCTGTACGAAATTACGCGTTGCTGACCCCGCTGTTAGCCACCCCGCACGCACGCTCTGCCCGCACAGGTCCGAGGCTGTCGCGTGCCTGAAAAACAGGTTCAGGATGACGCCGATCCCGCGTGCCCTGCATTTCGCAAGAAAGGCGTCGATCTGGAGATAGTGCGCTTCACGGTCTGCCGCCGTAGCTGCTGCCACGGACTTGTTGTTCAGCACCCCCGCAGTCCACCACGAGGGGTAGTACGGGAACGCCTTGACGCGCAGCACCTTGACCTTCATCGAGTCGCACACGTCAAGCATGGCGTCCTGCTCTGCGCTCGGGGTATAGGCGCAAACCGTGGGGGCTGATGCTGTGTAAAGACGGCAAATTGCCCAGCCGTAATTCAGACCAATATTTCGGAACCGCTGCCCGTCATAGCGCAGCGTCTGGTCGGAACCTACGGTCAAACCCCGTAGTGCCATTATGCGAACAGCCTGACGTTTACGCCGACGCCCGACTGCGTATTAAACCCGAACACTCGTGCGTGAGTACCCTTGACCGGCACCAAGTCATAAAGACCGTTTGTTTGGTTGAGCTGCGCTGTAGTGTAGGTTTTTAGCGTGCGGTAGTTGACGCCGCCATCAACCGAAATTTGCAGTTCCAGAGTTTCAGCCGCCAGCACGCCAAACTTGAGCAGTGTTACAGCAATTTGAGCGGATGTGCTGATGTCCACGGCAACGTGAGTTGCGCTTCCTGTAGCGATGCTATGTTGGGCACTAAGCGCCCGAGGGTCGGCGGCGGAAATGGGGGTCGAGGCGAGCTGTGCGGAAGATGCGGTAATGGGCATGATTTAGACCCCACGTGAAACGGAAAGAGGGCCACCGGAAACAACGTTCCAGCGGAAGAATTTGGCCAGCGGATTGCTGATCATGATCGGGAAGGTGATTTCAGCAAGCGCGGAGCTGGCCCAAGATCCAGTGAAAGCCTGCCCTAGCGACGTGACACCATCGGCGCTGATGTCCACGCTGAATGTGGTTGCAGTTGAGCCGCCGTCAAGTTGGTAGACAAACCGCTCAGGAGCGGCAGCCAGCGGCAGCCAGCCAGAGGTTTGGCCAGCGGACGCACCGGAGAGAATAGGGTTTCTCGCCACCACTGAACCCCCCGCCGACAATTCAACCCCCCCGGTGAGAGGGTTGGTTGTGGCCGTGACCGGAACAGCCCCGCCTGCGGTCTGCGATCCACCCACCCATGCTGCGCGGTTGCTCGAAACCAGGCCCGCCTCTTCGGCGACGGTTAGCCCCGGGATGCTCTGCCCGGTCAGGTATTGTGTGCCGCCCCACTGTACCGGCGCGAGAAGAGTGATGGCCATCATTGAGCTCCAATTTGTGCTGTGTTTGGTGCGCGGCCGGCAGCCTGATCGGGCTGCGGCGCGTCTCCTGGATATGTGACGCCGTACTGCGCGAACATCTCGCGCTCGCGCTGCCGGGTCTGCAGGTATTCTTCGAGGTCGATGCCCTGGCGCGACAGCTCGGTGGTGATCGTCGACAAGTGGTTGTCGATCTTGGTGACAGTGGCGTTGGCCTCGGACTCGGGGTCAACCCATTCCCAGGTGCGGGCCTGCCAGGTGTGGCGGGCGAACTTGTCGGCCTTTGCCGCAGGCAGGGCCGAACCGTTGGGCATGGTGATGGCGTTGTTGAGCAGCGCCAGCCGCAGCCACTCGTTGTAAATGCGCTCGACCACGGCGCCGATGAACCAGTCCTGCAGCACGCGCCACTGGTCGCGCTCTTCGATGGTGCCCGAGCGGATCGAGGAATACGAAACTTCGGTCAGGTCTTGCGTGAGGCCGTGGTAAGACACGCCCAGGCCGGCGGCCACGCCCTTGAGCGCGGCTTTGAGGAAGTCGGCGAACTGTTCGTGCGGGTAGGCGGGGTCGAACTGCTGGAAGTTGAAGCCCTGCGGCAAAATGCCGAATTCGCCCGGCTCGGCCGACTGGTAGGGCGTGCCATCCGCACCGTAGCCATCGGGCAAGGTCGCGGGGTCGGCGTCGGCGCCCATGCTGAAGAACCCCATTTTAGAGGCGCCGATGCGGGCGGCGATGATCGCGGCCTCGCGGTATCCGCCAATATCGTGCAGGCGGCGGATGGCTGCGTGCATCATGGGAATGCCGCGGGTTTGCTCGGCGCCCATGGGCAAAAAGGCGTGAATGATGTCGGCGGCGGGCACCCACTCGCGCTCGGTGCCGCCCATCTTTTTGCGCAGGTAGTAGCCTACCGGGCGGGTAAAGCCATCGACCTCGACGCCCATCACAATGGCGTTGGCGGTTCCCGTTTGCTCGCGGTTGAGCGTGGTATCCAGCCGGGCGGGGTCGAGTAGCTGTATTGCAAGCCCGAACTTGTTGCGGGCGCTGGCGCCGCGCCACAGGCGGATCAGCACCTCACCATCCTGGCCCATGGTGTTGATGGCCGAGTGCATCGAGGTGGTGAAGGAGTGGCGGCCGCCGACTTCGCAGACGCCCATCTTGCACCAGTCGTGCCACGCCCATTCGATGGCGTCGTTGGCGAGGTTGTCGGCCTTGCCGGGGGTGTTTTCCACCCGGCTGATGAGGCGGAAACCCTGCGGGCCGACGATGTTTGCGCGCAGCATCGAGAGGAACCGCACGGCGTATTCGTTGTTCTGCACCATCTCGCGCGAGCGCGAGCGCATGGTGTCGAGCCCCGCGCGCAGATCGGAATCGAGCGTGCTGGTGCTCGATAGCCACGAGGACGTGAGCCGGTTGTGGGCGGCGGCGTCGAACGCGCGGAGCTGCGGCTTTGCGACTGCCGTTTTTTGGCCGAATAGGCGTGCCAGCATGCCCATTAGATGCGCACCTGCAGTTTGGTGAAGCTGTGGCCGGCAGCGGACATTTCCTCGCGCCTCACTTCGGCCCGGTACACGCTGCGCAGCTTGAGCAGTTCATCGATCGGGATGTACTGCATTTGCCGCTCGCCGATGCGGTAGGAGGCGACCGACATGTTTTTGGATTCGATCCAGGCTTCGAGCGCGTCTAGCGTGCGCCGCGCATGGCTGCGGGCGTCGTAAGGGGTGGCAGTCGCGGGGTCGGGCGTAAGGGTGAAGTCTTGCGCGTGGATCGTGTAGCGGTCGGCCCCTTTTGAGAGCGACACCGACATGCGGTAAAGCCCGGGTGCCCAATTGACGGTGACGGCAGCGGCGGCTGCGATCAAATACACGTCGCCCTCGGCCACGCCAGTGAGCGTGATGCGCCCGCCGGGGTTGACGAGGTTAATGGTAGGCACCCACCCTTCAGCGGTCGGGCGGGCGGGGTCGCTTACGCGGACGGCAAAGGAGTCGCCAGCGGCGGCAAGCGTAGGTGCGGTAATGCTGACGGGTGGGGCCATAGCGTGAGCATGGCCGCGCAAACGGAAACGGTTAAGGCGTCAGATTTCCGCAGCGCACACGATCTGCCGCACCCGGCGGGCGCAGATGCCGTAGCGCCGGGAGATGAGTGCGGTGGCCTCGCCGCGCGCATGGTCGCGCACAATCGCGGCATTGCGCCGGCTGCGCTCTTGCCGGCTCGCCTCGCCCACCATGCGGATGTAAGGCCGATCGCCCCCCCACTCGGCCTGTAGCTCTGCCGCCACCAGGGCGGCAACGTCGGCGGAGTTGCCAAGCTCGATCATGATCTGCTGCAGCCGGGTCATGAAGTCTTCCTGGTCCTGCGCCGGGGGGGCTTTTTTGGGCGGGGTCTGCTGAATTTTCATTTGCTCACCATGTTTTTGCGAAGCTGTTTTTACGGGCTTGTTTTCTGGCTGCGTCTGGCGTGGGGGCTGCGGGCGAAGTGGCGACAGGGGCGAGCGTGCGGCCAGACAACCGGCAGGCCGCCAGCGCGTATTCCAGGCAGTCGAGCGTTTCGTTACGGGGGCGGATCTGCACCCATTCTTGAAACGGCCGGCTGCCGCGCATTTTGGTGACGAGCTTTTCTGCGGCGAGCTGGGCGAAGTACTCGTCATCGAATGCGGCATCGCGCGGGAAGTGGATGTAGCCCGGGCCGGGGTTCATGAGCTTGAGCCGGGCATAGATCAGGGCCTTGCCCTGGTCGACCCCCAGCGGCTCGACCGGCAGGCCGCGCTTGTTGCGCAGGCGCAGGCGCTGGCGGCGCTTTTTTTCGTCTTCGATCAGCGGCCGGTTCACGCCGGGGATGCCCTTGATGGCAAAGCACCAGCGCCGGGGCCGGCAGAAGTCATACGCCATGGTGGTGTTGTAGCCGGTGTCGACGGCGGCGTATTCCACCCCGGCGGCCTCGAGGTGGTCGTGCAGGTCTTGCCACACGTCGGGCTGGGCGGTGTCGCCCGGCAAAATGATGTGGTCGATCAGCCACGCCTCTTCACCCACGCCCCAAGCCACCACGCTGGCCTCGATGCGGTCTTTTTGCACGTCCACCCCGGCGGTGATCAAGGCCACGCTGCCGTGCGTTTTGAGGGTTTCGAGGGTGTAGGCTTCGCAGCGGCTGATCAGGCTGATGTTTTCGATGCTGTCGCCGCGCTCGCGCCACACTTCGCCCAGGTAGGTATTGATGAAGCCCTTGAGCTCGGCATCGTCGCCCTGGCTGTTGAGCCACTTTTGCGCTACGGCCTTCCACCCCAGGCCGAGGCCGACCGGGGCATACAGGGCGTTGATGTGGTAACCGCGGGTGAGCTTGATGTGGGGGCGCTCGGCCACCCAGTGGCCAGCAGCGAGCATCTGCGTTTTGTGGCCTTCGGTGATTTCGGCACCGCAGTGGCGGCACACGTACCAGGCGTCGACCACTTGCGGGATGCCATCGCTTTCGGTGCTGCGGTCGACGCGGTACTTGAGGCCGTGCGTGCCGTCGCTACCCCACTCCAACACCTGGTGCTCGCCGCAGTGCGGACACGGTACGTGGTAGCGGCGGCGGTCGCTGCGCTGGTACATGACATCGATGCGGCTCTTGCCTTCGATAGTGGGGGTGCTCACCAGGTAGGTTTTTGCGCGACTGTAGGTGCGCTGGCGGTTTTCGATCAGCGTCATCGGGTCGCCCTCGCCGCCCACGTCCCATGGGAAGGCGTCGACCTCGTCGCAGATCACATACGGCAGGTGATCGGAGCGCAGGCTGTCGGGGCTGTTGGCGCCGGCCTTGATGAGGCGCGAGCGGGCGCCGTACTCGAGCAGGTCGCCGCGGTTGGCCTTGTTGCGCGTGCTGGTGATGACCAGGTCGGCGAGGTGCGGGTTTTCCTCGATCATCTTCGTGAGCCGAGGATTGAAGGATCGGTCGCGCAGCTCGAGCGTGGGCACCACCATGAGCAGATCCTTGTTCTGCAGGTGGTGCATGACGTAGTCGATCCAGTTGTACATCGCCTCCGACCCGCCGACGCCTGACGACTTGATGAAAACCACGGTGCGCACCGGGCTGTGCTCCGATAGGCTGTCTTGTATCTCGCGCAGGTAGGGGGTGAGCGCGGTTGCCCACTTGCCCGGGGCGTTGGTGCCGGACTGAATCCAGCGGTAGCGGTCGGCGTGCTGGCTGACGGTGAGCAAGTCGCGGGGTTTGAATCCAGACCGCACGCGCTCGCCCAGCACCGGCAGCGCCGCGCTGGCGGCGACGACATCGGCGCCCAGGGCGGTGAGCTCGTCGTGGATGGCGTCCGACATGAGGTAGTGCACGCGGGTTTCGTCGTGCTCGCCGGCGATGGCGGTGACCAGGCGGGCGGTGATGCGGTCGATGGCGTCGAGCAGCACCTGGCGCACGGCCATGGATGCCGCGCGCAGATCGGCGTGCGACACGGTGGCGGCCAGCGCCTCTTCGTATTGCTCCTTTGCCTGCACCGCGCGCAGGCGCTCGCGCTCGAGCTGGTGGTCGGCGACGGTGTCGGCGAGGGGGGGTTCGGCGACGGTATCGGCGAGGACGGGGTCGGCGGTGATCATGGGCGGGCCTTGGCGAGCTCGATCTGCACCGCGGCCGCCATAGCGCGGGGGAATTCGGTGTCGACCGTGCGGCGTGCCACGCCGTAAAAATCAAACCTTGGCTTGTACTGCGCCCGCGCGATGAAGATCATGACTGGCTCGATCTGAGACCCCAGCGCCAGGAAGGTGCGGCGGTAGATGCCTGGCTGGGCCCGATGACTACCGCTCTTCCCGCCTGCTCTCACGAAGGTGCGGCGATCGCCGGGGCGCACGACGTAGTACTCGAATCCAGCGCGCTTGCGGGTGCCTTTGCGGCGCTTCTCGCGGTTTTTGAACCCGGTGTTTTGCGTGCTGCCGGCGACGCGCTCTGCCGCGTCGAACCAGGACAGAATCTGACGGATCTCGCCTGGACTCTGGTTTCCATAGGCGTCGAGCTTGGCGCGCTCGCCCGGCACCACTTTCCACCCGGCGGGCAGCACGCCTACCGCCTGCAGGGCCTTCTCAAACGCTTTTTGCCGGCGGTCACTGGTTCCTTCCGTCTGGTACTGCAGGAAGTTTTCAGCGCGGTACCAGTATCCATCCTTGACCACCACCTCGGCCGAGAGCGAACTACCGCCAACGGTACGTCGAACGCCGCTCTGCAAGGCCTCTTTGCCCAGCGCCACGCGAAAGCTGTTGAGCGTCCACGGCGAGGGGCTGTCAAATACGCGGGCCATTTCTGCGCGCTCATCCTCGACCACCTTGCGGGCTGTCTGGAGCAGTGCCCGTTGAGTGGCAATTTCGACCCGGCGCTCTACGAGATCGAGCCCTTTCAGCACTTCGGAGAGGTTGTCCCGTACGTTGATCGTGATCATCCGAGTTCCTTCGCCCGGATGGCCGAGGCCACGATGTCATCCAGATCCTGCTCGCGCGTCTTGTGGCCGCGATGGCCGGGCTGCAATGCCTTCTTCAGCAGATGTTGCAATGCCGGGTTGGTGACGCCCCACGCCTGCAGCACATCATATACATCGACAAAGACCCCGGGCTTGATCTCGCGCTGGTACTTGTTGGCCGGGCGCGGAGTACTGGCTGAGCCTTTGTCATCCATGCTTTCTCTCCTGCGAAGTAAGGCGGCGCTCGTTGAACCAGGCGCACTGGTCGTGCATCACCGCGCCCGGTATCCGGCAGGTGCTGCGCATGGCGCCGGGCCGGCCGACCTGGTCGAGTGCATCGCACTTCAGGCACCGTGGCGGTGGCGGCAATAGCGCGCGTTCGTCGGGGGTCATTGCTTTTCCTCCTGCTGTTGGTCGAGAAGCTTTCTTTTCCACTCAAGATCGGCGAGCCGGGATTCGGCGGCGGCCGACAGCACCGGCCGTACCGCGCCGGGCGCACGGGGCAGGCCCTGGGGTAGCGGCGCGACGCGCACGCCCCGCAGACCATCGACGAGGCCCGCGCGGTGGAAGGCCGCGGCCAGGGCCCAGGCCTCGGGCGCCACGGTCTTGAGGACGTGCTTGAACTGGTCGACGGTGGCTTCGCTGCAGGTGATCGGCTCTTTCATGTGCCCTTCCCCTGTTTTCGGATGCGGCGCAGGGCGCGCGGGAATTCGCTGCGCAGGATGCGGCGCAGGCTGCGACGCTCGCCACGCAGCAGCGCGGCGCGATCGTCAGTGCTGGTCATCACCGCCAGGCGGGGGGCGGTCTGGTCGCTGACGCGCTCGAAGGCGCCGCGCAGCATGCCGCCGATGGAAGCGGCCTCGCGGCGCACGGCGTCGAGCGGCAGGCGGCGGCCGGCGCGCAGGTCCATCTCGAGATGGATCAGCAGGTTTTCGTATTTCAGCGCGTCGGCCTTGTGGTCGGCCTTGTCGCGCCCTACCCCATCCGCCGACCGCTTGCGGCCCGCATGGGTCGAATCCGGGGTCGCTGACGGGCTTTCGCCGGTCGCGGGGCCCTGCCCCCTGTCTGAACCCTTATCGGCCGCATGGCGGGCCGCCACGTCGGGGCGGGTGCCGGTTGTTTGCTGGAGCCGGGCGAGCGATGCGTCGACATCCACCAGGCCGTCGACCAGCACGATGCGGCCGGCCTGGGCGTGGCGGGTGACGGTGCTGCGATTGACGCCGAGGCGGCGGGCGAAGTCGGACTGCTTTTCCAGCGGCATCAGTTCTCCCCTTTTTTCTTTTTAAGAGGTGATGTGAGGAAGGGAGCGCGCGCACGTGACAGGGACGTGACAGGGTACGTGACAGGGGGTGCACGCCTGCAACCCGCATGAATGCTGGTACGTGACAGACGTGACATACGTGACAGGCAATACACGTGTACGCGCGGAGCCTGTGTGCGTGGCGTGAGTGTGGTGCACTCGTGTACACGTGCGCAGGGTTTGCCTGTCACGTCTGTCACGTTCGAGTATTGGCGCGGGTTTGCGCCTGTCACGTAGCCTGTCACGTACCCTGTCACGTCTGTCACGTCGACCGATGGATTGCGGCTCATTGGCCACCCCACTTGGCGTCGAATGCCTCGGCAAAGTCGCGGTGACACTCCGTAAGCCACCCCGACTGGGTCTTGCCCTCGGGGCACGAAAGGCCGGCGGGTACAACCATGCGCCGCGGCTCGGTTTTGCCCAGCTCGTTGCGGTCTTCGTAGCAGTGAAAGCGCTTGTTGACCCACCCGGCGAGCTTGGCCACGTGGCCGAGGAAGTGGTTTGATTCGCGCGGCCGGCTGATGCCGTGGTCTTCGCAGTACTTTTTGTACGCGCGGTACAGATCCATCGACAGGCACGGCACGAACGGCCACCGCGTGTCGCCTTCGCGCCAGTCGCGGATGAAGCGCTCTTCGGACGAGAGGCCGAGCGCGACCAGGTCTTGCTTGGCCACGGTCATCGGCGGCTTGGTCCAGGGCTTGAAGTCGCCCAGGTCTAGATTAAGCAGGTAGTGGTAAAGCGCTTCGACCCCGCCATCGGCGATCTCGGCCGAGAGGTCGTCGTAAAACGCTTCGCTGAGTGCGGGCGGCGTCCACAGCACCAGGTGGCGGCGGTCGTCGTTTTCCAGCACCAGCGGCTGCTTCTCGTTGGAGAGAAACACCATATTCATGTGGTTGCGCTCGCGGTGCGCGGCCACGTTTTTGGGGTTCACCCGGATCCACTCGCAGGTGATGAAGTTCTTGAGCTTGTTCTTGACGTGGAACATCTCCTGGCGCGCCACCACCTCGTCGGCGACGATGAAGAGCTTGCGTTCCTGCCAGTCGGAATTGAACTTGTCCTCGAGCGCTTCGGCGTTGAGGATCACGCTGTAGTCGCCGAACACCTTGGCATAAGCTTCGAAGAACCGGCTCTTGCCGGTGCCCTGGGGGCCGTGCACCACCATGGCGCTTTGCATCTTGGCGCCCGGGTGCTGCAGCGGGTATGCCAGCCAGCACAGCATCCAGCGGAACACCTGATCGCGGTTCGGCTCGAGCGAGCTGTAGTAGCGCAGGGTTTCGAGCAGCAGTTCGCACTTGCCGGCCACCGGCTTCATCGGCCAGCCCTGCCAGCGGTTGCACACCACGTTGGCGTCATCGCCTGCGGGGTCGAAGCCGATCTGATCGATGTACACGGCCCGCGACTTCCACCGCGGATGGTCTTTAACGTCATCGCCCCGCACCCGCGCCGGCAGCATGTTGAGCATCTTCGAGCGGCGGCAGACTTCGCGCGTCCACGTGTCGAAGATGAAATCGCCGGTGCCGTCATCAATGAAGATGAAGCGCTCGACGATGTCATCCAGCGGCAGGCTGGAAACGGCCACCCGCCGACCGCCGCTATCCCCGCTCCCCGCCCCCCTCGAGGGCGAACCACCGCGCGCGGCGGGCACCCCGGAAGACCACCCTGCCGAGGCGAGGGCAGACTCGATCTGCTTGCGCACCTCGGCCACCCCACCTTCGGGCAGCACGTGCAGGTCGTTGAAGTCGGTCGGACCCTTCGTGGCCTTGTCTTGGCTGCGCTCGCCCGGGAAAACCGGCACCGCATAAGCGCCGTCTATGGCAACGGCTGCAGCTTGCGCGGCCACCACCCCGGTGTTGGGCGTGGTCAGGTAGTCGTCATCGGCGCACACCAGGATCCGCGCGCCCCGGTAGCGCCGGCGCACCGCCTGGGCAACCGGCAGCAGGCTACCGGCGTCGAACGCCACCACCACCGGCAGGCCGGTGGCCTCGTGCAGACTGGCGCCGGTGGCAAAGCCTTCGCACAGCAGCACGATGCCGCCTGCCATCGGGCTGCCGATCTGGTGCCAGTGGCCTTTTTTGGCCAGGCCTGGGGGGGTGAAATCCTTGTCGCGGCCCTTCTTGGCCTTGATCGCCGGGTCGGCGTAGATGACCTGCAGGCCCCAGGTCTTGGCGTCGCCATCCTGCAGCGGAACCACCAGGTTGCCCGCCTTCGAGATCCGGGCGCCGTACAGCCGCCCGGCGGGCAGTCCCTTGCGCGCCAGGTAGGCGTTTTCGCCCTGCTCCACGCACTGCCGCCACCACCGCCCCGCCTTCTCGGCGGCGGCCTCGGCCTCGCGCTTGCGTTCGGCTTCGGCACGCTTGCGGTCGGCTTCCTGCCGCGCCTTCATGGCGGCCAGCTGGTCGGCGTTGAATGACTGGCGGTCGCCCTTCGGCACCTGCACCTTCTCGAAGAAGTACTCCGCGCCCTTGCTGTAGCCAAACGAGCCGACGATGATCGAGTCGCCGTTGTCGAGCGGCATCTCGTACAGCCGGTACGCGCCGCGCTTCTTCGACCGATCCTCGGCCATGAAGCAGCGCACCATCTTGGGCGTGCCGATGTCCAGCGGCAGCTTCGGGTCAAGGCCAGCAGCCACCAGCTGGCCGACCACGTCATCGTAATTCTTGAACGAGGCCATGTTGCCTATGCCCCGCGCCCGCAGCCTAGCGGAACACCGAGGTCCGAATTACC